GGAAGATGAGGATAAAGAAGGAGAAGAAGATTCCGGAGACGCTGCTGTACTCGCCCAAAAAGTTGAGGTTACCGTCGATGGGGAACCTGTAGAGGTATCCGTCAAGGAAGCCCTCGAGGGTTATGTACGGACTGAGACATTCCATCGGCGGATGAATCAGTTGGACGAAGCGAAGAAAATAGTTCGCCGCGCTGCCGTCGATGCCGTTCAGAATTACGAGTACTCCATGAACATCGCGCGCCAGATGGAAGCGCACATGGAGGAAATGATCCCCAAGGAGCCAGATTGGGACGCAGAATTCCAGAAGGACCCGGCGAGGGCCAGGGAACTTCAACGATACTATGAGAAGGCAAACGGATTCCGCTCACAATTACAGAACCAGTTGAGAGACGCTGTTAAAAGGAGCAACGACTCTCAATCCGCTCAAGTTCAGGCATTCGCTGAAGAGGAGAGTGCCAAGTTCGAGCAGATGAATTCCAAATATTGGACGGACCCCAAGAGGAAGGTCAAGGACCTGACTTCTATGCGCAGAACTGCCATCACGGCGGGGTTCTCCGAGGATGAATTGTCGCAAGTATACGACAGCAGGATGCTTCAAGTTCTTCTCAAAGCATCTAAATACGATCGAATGATGGCTGCTAAGCCCAAGCCAGTCGTTCGGCCACAAGGCAAGCCGATATCTCCGGGGACGGGAAGCGCGAAGCAGCGCACGGTCACAAAGGGAGCTAGCACGGCAATGAAGAGGCTCAACCGCACTGGCAGCGTCGAAGATGCTGCCGTAGTGTTTGATCAGATCATTGCAAGGAGTTAACCCCTATGCCTCAAATTACCAACTCTTTCAGCACTTACGATGCGAAAGGTAACCGCGAAGACCTTTCGAACTCCATCTACAACATCGACCCGTTCGACACACCGATTATGTCGATGTCTCGTCGGCGTAACGCGAAGGCTCGAACATTCGATTGGCAGACCGAATTCCTTCCGGCTGTCGATCCGAATAACGCCCAGATCGAAGGTTTCGACCTCGCCCGTATGCCCGCGCAACCCACCGTTCGGGCTACCAACGTCGCTCAGATTTCCAAGCGCGATGCGACCGTCACCGGCTCGCAGGAAGCGTCGGATGCGGCTGGTAAAGGCTCCGAAATGGGTCACCAGATGGCGATGGCCTCCAAGGTCCTCAAGTCGGACATGGAGACCATTATGTCGAGCCGACAGGAGCGCGTCGACGGTGCCAACGGTACCGCTCGAAAGACCGAAGCTATCGCACATTGGCTCGGTCGAGCAACGGATAAGCTGGCTGCGGTCGCCGGGGCAGTTGCTCCGGGTACCGTAACTGCTGGTCTTCCTACCCTGGCAACCGGCGCCTTCGCTGCTGTCGCGGGTGGTTCTCAGATTGCGCTTACCGAGCAGATGCTTGGCGATGCCATGCAGAAGGCGTACACCAACGGTGCGAAGCCGGACAACTGGGTCGTTCCCCCGGCGATCAAGAGGACGGTTAGCACCTTCGAAGGGCGTGGCATCTCCCAAGTTCTCGTCGGCAAGACGGAAGTGGTGGCAACGGTCGACATTATCGCTACCGATTTCGGTCGCGTCAAGGTCATGCCGTCGCTTTGGGTCGCTTCGGATACGGCTCTTCTGCTCGATGCCGATTTCCTCGCCGTCGCGTTCTTCCGCAACTTCCGTCAGTTCCCCATCGCCAAGACCGGCGATGCCGAGACTCGTTTGATCCTCGTGGAATGGGGTATCGAGATGAGGAACTCCCTCGCTCACATCCTGTTTAACGGTGTCAAGCAAGGCGCCGTCATTACCTGATCCTAGGCATTAACGGCAACCCGCCCCCTTAATCGGGGGTGGGTTCGTTATAGGAACGGGCAATGGCTGACGCTGGCGAGAATATAGAACCTAGGCGTCCTAAGTCCATTTGGGATGCTCTCCAGTCCGATTTACATAGGGCGGGAGTGGGTATCTATGACGCCCTAGCAAGCCCCTCGCGGCTTGTAAATGCCCATATGGGGGAATATAGCCCTGGCGCTTCTGTCCGGGATATGCCCCAGACTGTGGAGCAAGTGGGCAAAGCGGCTGAAACCGCTACGATGCTCCCCGGAATGATGGGGGCGGCTTCTGTTCCTGGCATTTCGCTTGCGAGCGGGTATCGCCGAAAACTTCCCCCTGTAACGGAAGTTTATCACGGAACTGGTAGCCCCGCCGAATATATCAGACCTAATTTGCCCCCTCCTACCCATGATTTAGGCATCCATACTTCGGTTAACCCTAATATTAGCACGATGTATGCCTTTAAACATGGCGAAGATGTTAATATAGCTGATACCGTAGATTTTATGAGTGGTAAGAAATTTAATGCCCCCGATGCCGCTGAACCGCGTGTAAAACCTTTTCTAATGGATGCGAGAAAATCTCTTGTGTATCCAGAGGATGCCGTAAAGTGGAATGAGCCGGCCAGGGTAATTGAACCATTGCAGGAGGCAATGAGAGTAGGATTTGTTGCTCCTAGGGGATTGTTGTCGGATATGCGTAATATATCTGCGTCGGATAAGATGTGGCAAGATCAGTTTGTACCAATGCTTCAGAATAGAGGGTATGATTCTTTGTTATATCCTCATTTCGATATGGGCACGGGTACAAGTAACTACAATTCATTTATGTCGTTTGATCCAAAACAACTTACTCCTAAATATTCGCCGGAAGGTAGTCAGTTAATTAAGGATCGTGGTGTTAACAAAGCTATAAAAAAGGTAAGTGATTTTAATGATGAGGAAGGCAAATTTTCCAATATAGAAAATTGGACTCCACCGAAGGGTATCCTCAAAAAAGAGTCTGAGGTAGAAAGTTTAGTTAGAGTTCCTTCTAAAAATACGTTTAATTGGTGGGAAAATCCTAAATCTCCTTTGTCCAAGATAGAGGCAGAACTTGCTAGGAAAAGTGAAGAGGCTAATAAGAAATTTGCTGAGTATCATAAAAACGAAATCGAAAAGTTGGGTGGGTCGTATGATCCGACGAAGCCTATTGGAGGGGCACTTGCGGGCGATGCTCCGTTAAAGTCACTTAATTTTGAGCAGCGTAAACTTAAATTTTTATTGGATGATGGAAAAATAACTAAAGCCGAGTATAACGATAAATTCAGCCATTTTGAGGATTTGAAGGATCAGTATTATGGTAATTTGGTCCATGATTCGCTCATTAAAGGAAAATGACGGAACACTATACCCAACTTGACAGCGAACCTGAGGTGTGCTACCATGGCTGAGAAGAAAATCATATATAGGAATGACGGTGCTGTTAAGCGTACTATGATTTTGGACGACGAAAGGCCTGGAATGGTCACCGTCCAAACTCAGCAAGACATGACCCAGACTATTGAGAACAACAAGGTCATGAGGGAAAGGCACCCCGCTCGTTCTACCAACAAGTTGTTGGCAAGGGGGGTTCCTATTACCGTCGCGGAACAAGCTCTGCGAGAAGGCTGGGATCAAGACGACTGGAAGAAGTGGCTCAACGATCCCGATAATGCTGCCTTCAGAGTTTGGCCGGGACGAGTGTAATGCCAGGCTTCCTCACCGACAAATGTATAGAAATTCGTAACTGGTTTGCGATCGGCTCGGATGTTTATCCCGATTCGGTTGTTACTGGTTGGATTCGTATGGCCGAGGAGTACTTATCCACGGCGCTCCGTGTCAAGCATATGATCCAAATAGACACGGCTACATTTGTTGGTAATCGCGCACCCTTACCGCTGGATTGGCAAGAAATCCGCTTGGTGCGTTGGTTAGACACTGGTGGCGTTGGTAGGTATCTAACTCCCGATGCATTCTATAATCCGGAATTTCCCGATCCCCCCGATGCGTCATTGACGCATAGAAATAGGCGGTACACTATTTTAGGTAATTATCTTATAGTGGAAGACCCTGTTGACCCCGGATTGCAGGTGGAGTTGACTTACTACCAGGATATTCCCCCGTTGACGGATGACGCCAACAATTGGGCCAATAAATACAATCAAACCGTGTACACTCTAAAAATTCTTCATATCGCATCGCTGTATGCGATCGAGGACGAACGGAGCGGGGTTTGGAATAGCGAACTTAATATTATGATCAATGGAATGAACGCGAGGCACCAAATAGATAAAGCCAGCGGTTCGGTGTTGACTCAAGTTAGGCGAAAGACGTTCGGGTGACACGCTGATGGGGCGCAAGTACGGCATAGGGAAATGGGGTGCGGGTACTTACGATTTAGGTGCCCCAGAGAATGAATGGTTGCCGGTGCCGATAACCGAACCCGTTGGGCCTTGGGTGCCTGCCACTATTAGTTCCAATTTCTGGATGCCTGTTACGATTAGTTTGGATTTGTGGGTTTGCGGTTTCTTGTTCTTGGATTGGTGTTATAATCTATGGTGTTAAATGACTGACACAAATACTACAAGATTTAATTTAGTAAAGCCCGAGGTCGGAGCTTCTGACGACACTTGGGGCGGCAAGATGAATAGTAATCTTGACGTCCTTGATGGGTTGTTTACTTGGGGTAATATTTCTGGCAAGCCTACTACTTTTCCACCATCCGTGAATGTACTTACACATACCATTTCATTCGTGATCGATGGAGGTGGCTCAGTTATTACTACCGGGCTTAAGGGCTACTTAGAAATTCCGTTTGCCTGTGATATTCAGCAGGCGACATTGCTCGCTAATGTTTCTGGGAGCATAGTGGTTGACGTGTTTAAGTGCGATTACGCTAACTTCAATGTTACAACGCATCCGATTGCGGCGGATAAAATTACAGCAAGTGCGCCACCCACTATATCTGCGGGCACCAAATCCCAAGATGCAGCTCTACCCGGATGGACTAAATCCATTGCTGCGGGCGATATATTGGCGTTCAATGTCAATAGCGTGGCTACTATTCAGCGGGTCACGCTGTCCCTTAAAGTTCTAAAGACCTAAACCAATCTAACAAAGGAACAGACCAATGACTGACCGTTTAAATGCCGAAGCACAATGTGGTGCAAGCCTCATTGGTCGACCGGGCATGCTTGATATTCTTAGCGCCAAGGGCGTCTACGAGTTCGAATGCATCGGGCCGGACGGTAAGGTGAAATGGAAAGACACCATTCACAACGTTGTTTGCACGGTCGGAAAGAACGTGGCGCTCGATGCGTTCCTCGCCGGATCGGCTTACACTGTGGTTGGTCCTTTTATGGGCCTTATATCATCGGTTGGTTATTCCGCCGTTGCTGCTGGCGACACCATGACTTCGCACGCTGGTTGGACAGAAGCAGGTGCTACCAACGCACCCACTTATACTGCTCCTCGTAAGACCTGCGTTTGGTCGGCAGCTTCGGCGGGTGCTAAGGCACTTTCCGCTGCGCTGTCCTACGCTATTACTGGGACGGGTACGCTCAAGGGCGGCTTCATCGTATTCGGAACCGGCGCGTTGTCAACCATCGACAATACCGCAGGGACGCTTTGGTCGGCTGGCTTATTTACTGGCGGCGATCGTATCGTTGCCAACCTTGACACGATTAACGCGAGTTACTCCGTCAGCCTCTAATAGGATCGCAATGGTATCGCGTACGTTACGCACCAAAGCTGCATCCATTGGGATAGTTATTGATCGCGCTTCCGGCACGGTAGTTCGCATTATGAACCCTGATTTTGAAGAGGAGCTTGATCTGCACCCAATAGCTGCTGGCGAATTCATGATCCGAACGAATAAGCGGGACCACGGGATATCGTCACGTAGAAATGCGATGGCTTTCGTGGACGTCGCAAAAATACTTGCCATGTTTGAGAGCGCTCCATGACGCAAGTATTTCTCACCAGCCCAACTGGATCGAACCAGACTTACATGTCCGATGCTTCGTGGAATAATACTACCAATAGCATCGAAGCGATCGGGGGTGGTGGCAGCGGTGCTTACATTCAGCGACAATCTGC